AAAACATTTATATCACTACCAACAAAATTAAGTTCACCTGGGTTTCCTCTAAATATAGAATTAGCACCCTCTATAAATGTAATTCTTGAACTTCCAACTGTAATACCCGTTGTTGTTATTGTTCCACTAGCGCTTATATTGCCTGAGGCTGTTATATTACCATCTTTTACATTTATACTTCCTGAAAATGTATGAACATCATCTGCCGAGTTACCAAACTGTGTTGAACCACTTTCAAAAATTATTGATGATGAAATAAATTCAGTTTTAAATTCTTGGGCTGTAACTGTTCCTGTTACTGTTAAATCACCATTAGTAGTAAGGTTTGATGTTATTAAATTATCTGTTTCTATAAGTTTAAAAGAACCAGTTCCACTTGAACTTATATTACCTTCTACTTGTAATTTTTCTGTTGGAGTTCCTATTCCAATACCTACTTTTTCTGTTCCTGCATCTGCAAATATAAGATTATCGTTTGAATCTCCATCTACTCTAAAGTCTACATTAGCATTAATAGGATTTATAATAAAAATACTTGGTGTTGATTTTGCAGTTACAACATTATCACTTCTAAATTGTATATTATCATCACTAGGGCTTTCAAAATCAATATAGGTTTGAGAATTAGTTCTAGACCCCAAAACCCCCGCTACTGTTATACCACCAAACACATCTAAGGATCCTGTTAGTTTATGAGCATCATTAGAATCTAATAATAGTTTAGCTTCTGCTGCTCCTGCTTTATTTGCAACACTAAAGACTAAATCAGATGATATACCATCAGATGCACCTTCACTTACAATTGCTCTTATTGCGGCTGTTTCTCCCGCTGCTCTTTCGTCAAAATCACCTATTGAGCCTGATTCTGCTACAAATCTTATAGAACCTAAAACATCACCTGCTTGTGGGGGAAATATAAAACCATTTAGTTCGAGTTTTTCTAATATTGAATTTTGTTCTTCAGTAGGAAGATTATTAAAATATACTGTAGCTGCTGCATCATCATCTACACTAACACCAAGGGAGTTTAATGATGCCTGATTAATAGTTACACCTCTAGAATATTTTAAAACAAATTCACTACCAGTTGCAGCTGAATTTACATCTCTATCAAAGCTTTCAATATTACCTTCTCGGTTAATTTTTAAACCTTTTCTGGTTCCTGGTCTTTGAAATTGAGCTTCATCTACTACAGCATCAAAAGCTGATTGTGGATCAGATGTATTAAAACCAATTTTACCACTTTGAGAAAGATAAACTGAACTAGTATAACCACTACTTCCCGATATTTCAAATACCAAATTAAAAGAACCTGGTGCTGCTTTTATTCTTGCTTTTTCTTTATTTTTAGCATAATCAGCATGATCTGGATCTCGTTCAGCAGAATCATGAAAATTAATTTGTCCCCCTCCTATTTGTATAGAATGATTATCAGATCCAGAAGGTTTAGTAGATATTGTATCTCCGTTAATTGAACCTGTTACTTCAAAATTTGACTTAGGATCATCTGTTCCTACACCTATTCGACCTGATCCTGAAAAATATATAAATTCTCCTCCTCGAGAACTAGATATCATAAAACTATTAGGATCATTAGGATCTACTTTTATATCTCCTACTTCATAGGTTGTATTTGTTCCAGAGGATGTTGTAGTAGCATTAGCTCCTGATACATCAGCTATAAAACTACCCGTTGTTATCTTAAAACTAGTTCCTGTAAATCCCATTTTTTAGTTTTTTAATTTCTTCTTTTAATTCTTCTATTTGTTTTTGTTGATCTTGAATAGATTTAACTAGTAAGGGAGTTAGTTTACCATAATCTATAGTCCAAGGTATTTGACCTTTTTTTAAGGGATCTATTCCATTATCCTTAGTACTTACTGCATCTGGGTAAATTTCATTTAATTCTTGAGCTATAAAACCATTACATAAAGCGTCTGAGTCTTTCCATTTATAATCTCTTACTTTAATTTTAAGTAAATCATTAATACTATAATGTGTATCTACAATTGAATGTTTTAATCTTTTATCCGAAGTTGCACCGTAGTTTATACCGTTTGTTCCTGCGCCTAAACCACTAATACCTCCTTGAACGTAACTTGTTGAATGAGTATTTTCAAATAAAATAAAAGTTCTATTTGTAGATAATCCTGTGGTTGTTCCTGCTAAACTTATCCTTAAACCATTTCCTACATTACCAGTACCTACCTTATTATTTATAATTCGAGCTGAATAATAGTCTTCGTCAGCATCTACATCTAATTTATAATTAGGAGAAGAGGTATTTATTCCTGTTCTGTTAGCGTTTAGAGTTATATGGGGTGTTGAGGCATTCCCATCAGCAAATATTTGCGTTTTAGAATTATTATCAATTAAAACAAATCTAAAAGTACCAGCATCATTATAATGCCAATGCCCATTAGAATCTCCTTGGGTAAAAATATTACCTGAGACATGAAGTTTAGCTTGAGTAAATGGTGAAGATGTTCCTACACCAAAATTATCGCGGCTTACATCATAATAAAAACCTGGTATTGATGAACTACCACTATATAAATGAAAATCTCTAGTTTGTGTATTTATTTGGTTAATGCTACTAAAAGCTCCTAAAGTCATAAAAGCATCAGTAGAACTATCAGTGTCACCAAAATTTATTCTTGGACCACTTTCTCCAGCTAATTCTACTACATAATTTAATGTAGAATCTACTAATTGTATTTTTGAAGTAGGGCCTTTTATGATTAAATCCCCACTTGCACTTACAGTACCATCATGAAAAATATGAGTTCCAAAATCAGTCCATACGTCTCCTGATTCTATTATCGAAGTACCAATAGTATCTCCAACAAGTTTATGTACTCCTAGATTAGATTTATAAAATAGGTGTCCCCCTTTAACATCTATTACAAGGTCCTTTTTTGAGAACTCCGTGGATCTGGGTTCTTTAAACTTATTGAATATTCTACTGGCCACAAATTTATTTTTAATTTGTTATTCAAACTATCTAACTAAATTGAGATGCCTATCTTCCCAATTTAAATGTTTAGATAATTACTGATAATAAATATAATAAGAAAAAAGTAGATTATATAGAATTATTATCCTAGTGAAATTTTAAGATCTGTTCCGTCTCTGAATAATTGACCAGCTGTGTTAGGATCTGATGTGGGTATAAGAGAAAGATTAATAACAACTAATGAATTACCTACTTCTAAATATGTAGTACCCCCATCACCAGTAGATAATCGGATTCCTCCTTGTATGTAGTTTTTAAGACGTATATTATCTGAATGATTACCACCTAATTGTATTGTAGTACCTGTTGTTAAAGTACCACTTGAACTTATTTCACCTGAGGCTGTTATATTTCCACTTACATTTATATTGCTATATGAGGCTGTAACATTACTGCCAAAATTAAAACCTGCTGCTATTATTGTTCCACTAGCACTTATATTACCTTCTACTGTTATTTTTTCTGGAATATTCATAGCAGTACTACCTCCTACACCAAGTTTTATATCACCCCCTCCCCCTATAATGGTTTGATTGGAGATAATGGTTTTATTGTTATTTATTTGTACTACATCAGAATCGTTATAACCTAATACTAAACTACTACCATCATCATATATTTTACCAACATTATCAACAGGGCTATTTCCAAAATATATAGAAGCTTCTTGTCCACCTCCTTGTCCATCTTGTGGTAATCTTATAAAAGTAGAGTGTACAGTACTACTTGCACTTACAGTACTACTAATTAATCCACTTGCACTTATATTACCTGAGGCTGTTATTTCGTTAGCTATTACATTTCCACTTACACTTATATCACCTGAGGCTGAAATAGGTTTACCACCTGTGTAATTCCAACTAAGTTCTGAAAATACTTGAGTTCCACTTCTTTCTAAACCAACTAGAGCCTGATCACTCGAATTATCTAATCGAAACTCTGTATTACTTACATTATTTTGTTCTTGTGTATATACACCACTATCTATTAAATCACTATATTGTGTTTGTGATGGTTTATCTCCTGTTTGGAAAAAATTTTTTAATGTTGATCTTTCTCTTTGTGCCATTATATTATGTTATTTCGTTGTCTATTCCTATTGTTTGATATCCTATTCCTATTCCTGCCTGTTGTATATTTTGAGCTCCTGTTGCCGCTCTTACTTGTTCTCTTGTCATTGTACTTACACTTGGTAGTACACTTAGTTCACCATTAAATACTACTGTTGATTTACTAAAATATTTTTGTGGTTTTTTAGCTAATTCTTTATTAATACTATCTGGTACTAAATATCCCTGAAGAACCAAACCAAAATCAGATTTTACAATTCTATTGTCTCCCTGGGTTAATTCAGTAGTGTTACTAAAAGTATCTATTTTAGCATTAAACTTAAATTTTTCTTCATCACCCCAATATGAGTCTGAAGTAAAATTAATCATTTCAATTAATTTATTCATTTGAGCTACATAATCACACCAAATAGTACAAGTATAATTTAATTTTATAAAATCAGGGATAACAACAGCATGAAATTCTTTTTGTGGTATTCTATTCTGTAAAACAGAAAAATTATCGTATTGATTTCTTTTAGTATATTTTTCTTGAACAGTATAATATAATTGAGGGTTATTACCATCTAATTTATTACCTAAATCTCTTCTTTTTTCAATACTATCTCTTTTAAACATAATAAGGGGAACTTGAAGTTTACCCTCTTTATCTCTAAAATATCCATCTTTTTGAACTGATTTCCATCTTTCAGGAGAACCATATATTATAGGTACATTTGTTCTATTACCATTTACAATAACAGATGGTTTAATAACATTATTAAAATAATACATTATTGCTTCATCATGGTCTTGTAAACCAATTGAAATATCTTGTACTTTATCCCCTTCGCGAGAAGTTATTGTACCCCTATTTGTGTTTGGTCTTGTTTCTGGTGGTAAAGCACTTTGTACTTGAGCCCTAGCAGATAAATTATCACGTAAACGATCATATCCTGATTTAGGTTCAGGTATTTTGCTTAATTTTATTTTGTTTGGATTCATTGACATATTATCCTAATATATTTGCTGTTCCACCATCTAATTTTTCAGTTGTAGGGTATTTTCCTTCTCTTAAAGGTATTAAATTTAATTTTTCTACTCTTGAAATATGGGTGTTAATTATAATTGAAAAACTTTTACCAAAGTCTGCTGTTTCTGTTGCTATTGCATAATCTGGGTCTCTACCTAATATAAGTTGATTTTCAACTCTACTATCAACTTCATAAAAATTATTTTTAAAAAGTAATAAATCTCCTACTTGAGGAAATAAATTTATATCCTGAAGTGATTGTTTTAAAAAACGAAAATTAATGGTTTGATTAATATCAGATCCAAAAGCATCGGACGACCATGATTGGTCTTGTTTATCGATTAAACACGCTATTTTTAATGGTTCAAAATATTGTTTGCCCGGTGCTTCACCATAAACATTTACTTGAGTTTGTTCTAAAGCAAATTTATAATAAGCAACTTCCGTTTGAATAATATCATTGATTAATTCTTTATTCAAATTATGGAAAAGTGATACGTCTCTTGAGCCTCCAAATAATGCCATTATAATCTTTTTAAGGTTTCCTCTTTAAATTTTACTGATTTTACACCAGGTATTCTTAAGTCATTTTTAGACATATCTGATGTTAACATGTCTTCTCTAAATTTTACTAAATCTGTTTTAGGGTCAATTCTAGTTACAAATTTCATTTTTACTTTAGTAAATTCTATATTTTCTCTTTGGGGATACTTCTCGGGTGTAATATTATTTACAATAGTTACTTTATATAAACCTCTAATTTGATCTAAAATACCTGTGATAGATTCCTTTCTATCAGATAAAATATCTGCTTCTACTGAATAAGTATTTAATACTTCTGTTAATATATTACTTAATTTTATCATTATCCTATATAAATGTGGTATGGTACTTTATAGTATGTTTCTTGTGTTTGTTGTGCTTCTTGGTTTTTCCTTTCAAGTTGTTTTAATCTTGTAGTTTCTTCAAGTATTGCTTTTAATTCTTCAATTAAAGCAGCTTTTTCAGATGATGCTTCAGTTAGTAATCTGGCATAATCTAAAGTAGTTGTTTCACCTGGTATAGGTAAACTTTGATATTTACCCCTTACACTTCCTAACATTTCTTTAGATAAAGCTAAAGCATATTTTCTAATCCATTGTCTACCAGGTTCATTTATATATGCATAAGTAGGATTAGTATAGGGTACATTTGATATATCTGTTATTAAATTAGGTGCGTTATTTTTTACTGGATTATTTGCTACTGATTTTAATTGATATTCAAAATGTAATGTATAATCTCTATTGGGTATAGGGAATAGTTTTAAATATCTATTATCTTCAATATTAAAATGATACCCAGATTTTCTAATAGTATCATTTAATTCAATTGCTTGTAATTTTTGAATATCAAAACTTAAAGGCATTAACATAAAGTTTACACCGGGTGAATAATTACCAAAACCAAATGATTGCATTAATGATTGAATACCTGTACCTGTACCTGCATATGGATCAAAATATCTATTGATAGCTGCTGGCTGGTAATGCATTATTCTTTTTATATATACCGCTTCTGAACCACTAAGTGAAGATCCTGCTACCTCTAATAAATCATATCTTTGGGTTCCTGTTTTTACTGCTAAAGAACCTGTTTCTAATTTATAATCACCACCACCCCCATCTACTTCATTTCCATATTGTTCGGATACATTAATAGTACCCCCCATATTAGGAGTAATTAATTGATTATTATAGTTAGAACCAGTAGAATTACCTTCTAATGTTTGGAAGTTATTAATTATTTGAAAATCATATAATTGTTTACCATATTCATTAGTTGCTTCTTCAAAAGCAGTAAAGAAATTAGCTGCTTGTAATTCTATATCTATTAATGGATAACCTAGACGTTTAGCACACCAATCTGCTGTTGTTACAGCGTCTGTTTGAAAAGCAGTATCGCTATCATAAAATGAAAACGGAGTTAAAGTAGCATCAAATGATGATGATCCGGGCCAAATAGGTATGTTTGCCATTTTTAATAGAATTAGGTTGTTCTATTATAAATATAAAGAAAGTATGGAGGATATTACATTCCGTTTAGTAGCTCAAATACCTCATCTATTGCTATGTGGCGATGATTATC